TATCTGTCTCAGTAACGGTTAAAGGACACACGTAAACCGAATTATTTCCTGTTTTAGTTTATCGAAACCAACCATTTGTAAAACAAAATGCAANGCAAATCAATAACTCATTGAAGCGATGCTTTGTGAAAGCATTGGCTCTACACGGACTGGGATTATATGTATTTCAAGGGGAAGATATTCCAACACCACCNAGAATCGATACAAAGAAATTAAACATGCTAGAGACGATTCTAGAAGCTTTCAATGAGCAGATGGGTAAAGATATGACCAAAACCTTAATCGAATATGTTAATGAGCAGACAGATAAATTAGGGCTCTTAGCTGATAACGTTGAAACTATTGAACAGTTAAGCTATGAGCAATGTGCCTTGATGGAGCGAGCAATAGCAGCTAAGAGAAAAGAATTAGATAAGAAGTGATATGAGTGTTTAAACCATTAATCGATTCATATTCAGCGGTTCTGAAAAAGTTCAAAGGAAAAGACATAAGCGCAACCATCAATGAGGAAGTGAACATTGATCGACTAAAGACGATGTATGACGGCTACGATGGTGATCGAGTCATTGAAATTCGTTTTATTGATCCTAGACGTTTCACCGTACAGCAACGAAACTTCATCTATGCGCTGATAGGCGATATTTTTATCGATACAGGCATGCCAACGGACTTCTGGAAGGAATTCTTCTACTTTCGTTTTGAAGGTGTCACAGGGCGCAAAATAAGCCTGAAAGACGAATCGAATACAACTGTGAGTGATGCCAATGTCTTAGCAAATATCATCTTAGATTTCATCTTTGAACATCATATTCCTTTCAAAGAAGGCTATGAGATTTTACCTGCGAATCAAGAATATTACTTCTACAAATGCATCACAAAAAGAGTCTGCTGCATCTGTGGCAAAACAGGAGCTGACATCGATCACTTTGACAAAGCGCTAGGAAGACGAAAGCGCAAAGAAGTTGATCATGCAGAGTACACATTTGCAGCACTCTGCAGAATCCATCACACAGAGAAGCACAAAATAGGTGTGATTAATTTCAAAAATAAATATCAAATCAAAGGGATCAAATTAAACCAGAAAACAATCAAAAAGTTAAATATTGGAGGGGAAAAATGACAGAACATCGAAGTTATTATGCGATTATACCAGCCAACGTAAGGTACGACAAAAGACTTAAACCAAATACTAAGTTGTTATACGGAGAGATAACGGCCTTGTGTAATGAAAGAGGCTTTTGTTGGGCAGGCAATGAGTACTTTGCAGATTTATATGGTGTGAATAAAGAGACCATATCGCGATGGGTAAGTGATTTGATTAAGTTTGGATACTTGAATCGGGAAATCATTTACAAAGAGGGTACCAATCAAATAATCAATAGGTACCTACGAATTAATCAATACCCTATTGACGAAAAACGCAATACCCCTATTGACGAAAAAGTCAAAGATAATAATACATCTATTAATAATACATTTAATAATACAAAAGAATATATAAGAGAGTTACCGCCTTCGAAAAAATCGAAGGCTAAGCCCGTCCGTCATAAATACGGAGAGTATAAAAATGTTCTTTTGTCAGATGAGCAGATGGAGAAACTCAAAACAGAATTCCCTAATGATTACCAAGAGCGAATCGAACGACTGTCAGAGTATTGTGAATCATCTGGTAAGACTTATAAAAACTATTTGGCAACTATTCGAAGTTGGGCAAGGAAAGAAAAAAGTGAACCTAAGAACGCAAGCAGTGGATACAAGCGCACAGGAAGACGAGAGAAGCTTCCTGAATGGGCAATCGACCAAGAAGCCTATCTCAAGAAAAAAGCGCTAGAACGAGCTAATAGACAATCAAAAGCACCATTCTAAGAGGTGGAAAAATGAAGATCGATTATCTAGAACTAATTAATGAAATAGCGAATTATAAAAAGGGCGAGGAATTAGACGTCCTGAGAGACGTATATGATCAACTCGAAGAAGCTGGAATTGAAGGAATTAAGAATGATCGTTCGAGTTGGAGTAAACTCAGATACTATTTCGCACTCTATATCGATGGAACGCAATTAAGAAATTTAGCATATACCAAATTACTATTCATTGATTGTGTTAAAGGCTTGCAAAAACATCTTAATGAACTTGAGCAGGTGTAAACAAGATGGACCTAAAGACATTTACAGCACAGATCGAATTAATGCATCAAGAAGCTTTAAGACAAAGTGTGTCGTACGAAGACAAGTGGCTCAACACATTTCATGGCGGACGTGAGAGCGCACTTGATCAAGTACTCAAATTACTGAAAGGAGAATGTCGGGATGGATAAGAAAGCGGCAATGCAGCGAATTATCGAATTGACTTATTCAGAAGATTGGCAGGAAGATAAAAAAATAGTTGCAGAAGTCCAAAAGCTCGGTAAATCAATGTGGACTGAAAAGCCCAAACGGAGAACGCCGAGAAAGATTGCAATCTGGCATGGTGATCGAATTCTAGTAACGGGTACCGCTAAACAGTTATCTGAAATTACTGGTCTGAGCAAAAATATTATTTGGGATAGAGCTAGGAGCTTATGGATTGATTCAAAAGGAAGACAGTTTAGGTATGTGGAGGAGAAATAATGGACGAACTAATCGCGAAAGTAGAGCAGTGGGCAAAAGATAAGGGATTGGATCAAGCGGATTTCAGCAAGCAAATGTTAAAAACGGTCGAAGAAATCGGGGAAGTTGCCGCTTCTCTAGCTAGAAAAGATGAACATGGTTTAAGAGACGGAATTGGCGATGTAGTAGTAACCTTGATCATCTTGGCAATGCAAAATGATATGGATTTATACGAGTGCTTGGATTTTGCTTATGACGAAATCAAAGGTCGGACTGGAAAGATGGTCAATGGTGTTTTCGTTAAGTCCAGTGACCTGAAATAATTCCATTAATGGAAGAAATAACTGAATAGGAGGATAGACATGATTGATGCAAAACAAGTGCAAAAACAGAAAGATGGAATGTTGATGTTTGAAGCATATGTTCTACCATTTCTTAATCAATTTGAAGTTTTGGAATGCTCTGCCAGCGGAGAAGAATTGGAGTATGTTGTAATTCGTGAAACCAAAGAAAACGTTCAGAAGCTAAACGAATTTCTTTGCACTATTAACTGTTGGGATATGATAGCTCCAGGATTTTTATGTCCAGCTATGGGAGAATTTTTGGAATATTGTCGTCTTGAAGATGCAGGCACTTTGGATTTAGCTTATCTGGTATACAACTACCTAAACATCAACACAGATCATTTGTGGTTTGGCACTGCCGAAAGAAAATGGGTAGTCCGCTAACCACCAATATCAATGAAAAAAGGCGGTTTCCTGAAAGTGGAATTGCCGCCATTGCTGTAAGGTTCTTTACGCGACTCAAGGTCACAGAAATATAAATGCAAATCTCTTTTGAAGTGATCCAAAGCTCTCGGAAAATGGAAGTTTTTTGTTTCAAAGAATAAATGAGATTTGCGTCAAGAACCTGAGAGTTATTTCCAAAAAAGCTTCCAAAGAACCGAATGAGCTAAGGACATCATGTGTAAACACATAATATAGCTCTCCTTTCACGGCTAATCATAACATGAAAAATATTCGATGTCAGTAGGAAAAAAGGTGAATTATGAAAAGAATATTAAATTATCCCGGCAGTAACAGATTCTGCAATTAAACTCCGAAGCTGATGTATCAGTATCAACTGTAGAATATTATGAGCGTGGAGAAAGTCAAGCAGTCACAAATGTAAAAATCGATAACGTCAACGGTCTTATCTGTTTAGATGAAGGCGATAGTATGAATGAAATTGCTGCAGACCATGAATTATCAGAAACTGCTTTAATTGATCAAATCGAATTAGCTAGACAATACTTTGTTCCATATGCAGATACCTGGTCCAAGCATAAGAATGACATCATTTTTCCAGAGGAACAATGAGAGCAACTGATCCAGTAATTATCCTTGAGGAAGCCAAATTTATTTGGACTCACGAAGAGATAGAGCAAGCACGCTTGCTCTTTTCTCAAGGAGTTAAGCCGAGCAAAGTAGCTGAAATAATGGGTCAAAAGATTCTTGATGTCGGATTGCTTTTGCTCCATCTAGCAGAAAAAATTTGATTTGAGGTGAAAATGATGATTCAACTTGCAGGCATCCAAACAGGGAAAATTTATTTTTCTGGAGAAAGCAAAAGCGAAGCCAACCAATGGCTATTGAAAACTTACACGAACAATAAGAAGCTAAGGAAAAAATATCCTGATTTGTTGCTAAAGGATGATCAGATTATGCCGGAACCGATGATTTTGACCCGTAAGGAGGGAAGTTGAAACTAAAAAACCAGCCGTGTGGGCTGGAGTTGCTATTTCTTTTTAATAATGAGTTTTTCTAAATTTAATTCATTCTCACGAGTTTGCGTCCAATAATCAGAATAATATTTTAATTGTTTAAGAGTAGGAATGTCGTCTTCGGTAAAATTAGAAAATAATTCTGGAGAATTATCTTTTTTTAATTGTTCTAATCCTGATTCTTTAAAACGTTGTTCAACGAGTTTTACTAAATTGTTGATATTCATGATAAATCACCTTTTTAAATTTAATTTCGATTTGATTAATCGATACAAGTATTATATCAAATAAAAAAGCTGATTTAGGGGGTCTTACAAAAACACTAAAATTTTTTCAAAAAGAGGAGGAACGGTGGTGAAAGTCAGAGAACAATTCAAGATAGTGAGCGACGAAGGTAATGTTTACAAAATAAAGATCGTTAATATTAATGAATATCGAGAAGCAGATCACAAATATTTGGTTGACTTATACATGAACGATAAATATTTGGGAGAAGGATTTTGTGGAGATTCACTTTTTGATGATGAGCGAATTTTGAAGGAGGAAACAGAATGATCCACGAACTAAAAATACTACCAGAATATTTTGAAGCAGTGACGAGCGGACGCAAACAATTCGAGATCCGCAAGAATGATCGTGACTTCAAAGTTGGTGATCAGTTAATACTACGTGAATATAAAAAATACATTAAACATGAATTACCTGGACTAACGAGACCAACATTTAGTTACACTGGTGACTCATACAAAGCAGAGATCACTTATATTACTGATTACATGCAGAAGTCCGGATATGTAGTGTTGGGGATTAAAGGGGTGAATTAAATGAAAGTATACATCTTAGCTATCACAGAGGGCACATGGATGTTCCCAGTCGGTTCCGGAAAAATCTATAAATCAAAAACAGCTGCTTATAAAGCATTTGAAAAATACAAAAAAGAAAACGGTGGCGGCACTAACGCAAAGATTCTAGTGGCTGATAACTGGCATGAAGAAGGTGAACGTAATTGATTTACCTGTTCATTTTCGTGGTACTAACTATTTTTATGCTAGTAATCTTATTCAAAAAAAGATGAGTAAAGACGAACGAAAAATTCTGGCCAACTTTTATTTAGTATTAAAAATCGAACAAAATGTGTTTTCGGAAAGGAGAATTGTATGGGAAAAACAAAATCAAAGATTAAGAAGAAAAAACGACGTTTGGAACAAAAGGCAATCCAGAATGGAACGGCTAAGAAAAAATAAAAAAGCTACCCCTTTCGAGATAGCAGCGCAATACTATTCTACCATAAGGGGTGGCGTTTGTGAGATTTCATTGGTTAAAAGATTACCAAGAACTAGATGAGCAGATTCTTTACTTAAAGTGGAATCTTAATAAAAGTAAGCTTGAATTGAATCGATGGGTCTGTGGTGATTTAGCAAACGTCCGCATCGAAAAGAATTCGAGAACTTCTTCTTTAGAAGAGAATATCCAAAAGATAGAAAATGAATTGGAATTGTTGATCGAGCAAAAAGAAGAAATGTTATTGCTGATAGATAGCTTTTCTGGTATCGATAATCAAATTGTTAAGATGAAATATGTTGATCAAATGAGCTTAGAAGATATTGCTGAATCTGTTGGGTATAGCTCATCGTATGTCAGACAGCGACATGCAGAAATTAGAAAGACATTGAACTTTTTAGATGAGTATGAACACAGACAAGCTGACCGATTGAAAAAAGAAAACGAAATTGATTTTTACAATAGCGAGAAGTACAAAGAACAACTCTCTTTATTCTAAAATTACACTGTTCACTAAATGTTCGGTCATTGTAGCTATGTAAACATTGTTAGCAGCATGATATTCTATTAGTGTCAAAAAAATATGAAAGAGCCAAGATATCCCAACCGTTTTATTAATTGGTATCTGTGGCTCTTTTATTCTTTTAATTAGTAGTTGGCATAAAGTTATTTCCATTTATAAATTGATCAGCTAAATCAGCATCATAATCAGCCGCGATAAATTGCGCTGCTGATTTAATAAATGCATCCATATCATGAACATCTTTATTAGTATGTCTACGAACATAGTGCGTTTCATCATTACCAATCCAAGTAGCAGCTTTGGCTAATCTTTGGAGTTTAGGAAAATCATTCAAATAATTTTCAATTGTTTTACCTAATAACATTTTTTTTATTTTATCTTCATCCTCTGAATTTTTAGATATTGCAT